GAATGGTTCAAGCAAAAATATGCTAAATCGGGTGTATTTTCATCAACAGTTATTTCCAAATAAGCACCTTCTGATCCTGCATCGCCATTCATAACGACATTATCAGAATATATTTCTCCATCATTATGGGTTCCATCTTCAGTTTCCGACAGCCGCAAATCATGCGTTTCATTGCTTTCATCAGACTGATCAAAACGATATGTATTTCCTTCCATAAACACCAAGGATGGAGCAACATCATCCATTCCCTCGATATAGTATTTATTACCTTCACCGGCTTCATTTTCACCTGGCTTCACTATAACTTTATAAGTTATTGTCTCTTGACGGACTTCAATAGATCGCTTTGTGGACATTGGATGACCTTTCGGAAGTAAATCTGTGTCGTGCTTGCCTGATCGAAACCTACCATTTCGCAACACATAAAGAAAGCTGTTTACGCGAGCATAAGCCCACATTTCAGGACCAGTTACATTTGGCCTTACTGACTGAGGGTTTGTTTTATACGCACCAACACCGCGATTAAACACGGTTGAAAGCGTTCTTAAATTGGTTCGCTTGCTTGCAACATTGCCAACCTTTTCATTATGATCTTCAACCTTCTTTTTCAGCCCTTCACGAACTGCACCGGTTATTTCTCTTATATTCCGATCTTCATTCTCCAAGCTATCACGAATATTCTTTGACCACCTGAAACCGGCATCACCACCCCATAAAGCCCATGCTATGCGTCCATTTGACGGATAACCATCTTCACCCTGATTAAATCCTTCGGCTTGCTTATCAACTTCATGCCGACTGAAAAAGCTATACATTCTGATCACTGTATCTTCTGACAGTTCTCTATCGTTTACAATGTCTCTGGCTCTAGCAATCCCGACTTCTGTTCCACCGCGTCCAAACTCGCGCCGCCAATCCAAGCCGCGTTGTGCTTCTTCTTTCATTCCTTCTGTGGGTTCATAACTAGCCATCGCCGTCACTCACTTCTGGTTGCACTGGTGCTTTCTGGCCAAACGGTTCGAATGCCATACTCAAACCATATCTTTCAGCCATTTCTTTGTCGGACTGTATCTGTGAAAACAGTTCTTCAACATCGCGCCCATAGTTTGCAGCAATATCATTCATGCTTATAATGCCATTTGATAAAGCTGTTACGTTTGCATTGATTTCCCTTTGTGGATCAACCCAAGCAAATCCGCGTCCTCTAAAATGAATATTGTCGCTGAACTTATCAAACTTATTCACCGGAATAGGAATTTGCCCAAACGTCAAAGCACTATCTAGCCAAGCACGAAAAACAGGTTCGCAGAAATGTTGAATTATAAACGACTGCAATGTTTTATAATGATCGCGTTCTTCAATCGTACCTTGACGGATAGAAGAATAAGAAACACCTTTTAGATCATTTGATAGGCTTGTATAGCTGACATTCAAACCGGACGCGATCCCTCGCAAAACAGCTTCTTCAAATGCTGCAAATGCTGATGTTGGATGCGCCGGATCAATCATCTTGAAGTCATGGCCACTTGGCAACTGATAGACAGAAGCAGGAGCCATATCAATCACTGGCACTTCATCTTCAGTCTGATCATCACCAATAAATTCATCACCGTCCGGAGTTGTAATAATACCGAACTTGGCGGCTGCCGCTCTAGCCGCTATCAACTCAGCTTCACGATAGCCATGCAACATCTTGAGTGAAGCAATCGCCGGAGCCATAAACGGTTCGCCGCGACTTTGATGTGTTCTCTGAGGGATAAACAGATGCAGCATTTCCCTTGCCGGAACTCTAATATGCTTTCTTTCCACTTTGGTACTAAAATTTAAGCTGTCATTCGGATGGGCAGTTAACACATAATACGCAACCGGTTTGTGAAACTCATCTATTTCTACACCCATCCGGATCGAGTTGCCATTATCAGCCTTGCCGTTCTTTCCTTCATCAATCAGATCGCTTTCAATGAACTGCAAAGAAAAGCCGTCACGATAGCGCCGGTTCTGCACGAACTTCACGAATACTTCACCATCACGAGCCAAGGTTTCAGCGACATATCTTTGAGCATCTAGCCAAGACATTCGGCCAGTTACGTCACAATTTCCCATTCTTCCCCATGACCGAAAAGCATTTTCCAATATGGTGTTTCCGGCAGCATCTAACGATCTATCATCATTCCTTGCTCTGACCTGGACGGTAAAACCCTTCTCACCGACAACATTAGTCTTGATCAAGTTAAGAAAGCGTTTTGCGTATTCGTTATTTCTTGCCAGATCACGGCTTCTGTTCCGTAATACCGGCAAACTATTCCGAAGTTCGCTATCAGCCGAAAAGCTAGAACCAACAAAGTCAGCAAACAATCTGCCTTGATTTGCTCCGGCATATTGTCTTAACCGTCTGCGGCTTCTCCTGTTAAGCCGTTCTTCAGGCTGTTCATTTCGGAAAGATAGGAAATCAAACAAACCCATATTAGAACCTCATAACAACAGTTGATGACGTTCTGCGTCCATGCTTTACGTCAAGTTTCCGTCTGTGCGCTTTTACTTCACGCCGGTAATTGTCTCGCCAAGTCAATAATTCTTCTGGTGACATCTTAGTTAATGATCGTCCTGCAATACTGTAACTAGACACATCTGCATCTGCACGGTTTTCCAATACAGCTTCTATCTTTTGCAGCATCTTTTCCGCATGAGTTCTTGGATCGACAGCATTAACGTCCAGATCAACCGTAACATCCAACTCACCTTGATCAACGATAATCCGATTGCTAGAACTGGTTTCAAGCACTTCAACCTGATAATGGAAAAGTCCGGCTGTATAAGCTGCCGTTGTCGCACTGTCAGCCGTGAATAAATAATCATCACCGCTGTTAGTCGCGGCAATACTAAACTCAACATTTGCGCCAGTTCCAGATCGCGCCATAAAGGTCATCGAGTGTGATGTATTCGGATAATCGGAC